ATTTGTTTTGGTTAAGTATTTTCATAATTCTATTTGTCAACTCTAAAGTTTTAGTGTCAAGTAAATTCATCAATTTTATATCTTTTAGATTTGACTTATTCCACACCTTTTCATCTCTTGCACCTGATTGATGTATTGTATCATTTATTACAAACCAACAAGCCAATTTTATCTTAATTTTTATCTCCTCATCACTTGGTAGTTCTATGGGTGCAGCTTTTTTTATAAACTCATTTATCATTATGTGAAGCCCCATTAATTGTAATGTATTGATTACTTGTTCTTCTGTATATAGTTTCATAGGTTAGTTTTTATAGTCAATAAATGTCATTGTTTCTGGTAAAAACCTTAAAGGTATGTTCTTTGTGCTTCCATGACGATTCTTTTCTACCTTACAGATAACCAAGTCATTAGTAGCATATTCTGTACCACCAATCTCAATAGGTTCTGTCATTTCATAGTATGCTGGTCTCATAAGCATAATAACAGCATCAGCATCTTGTTCAATACTACCAGATTCTCTAAGGTCTGATAGCTGTGGCATCTTATCTGCTCTATCCTCTACTCTACGAGATAATTGAGATAGGGCGATAATAGGTACCTCCAACTCTTTAGCTAAGGCTTTAAGGCTTCTGCTTATTTCACTAACAATCTGCTCTCGGTTTTGGTTAGTTTTGCCTTGTCCATTCATAAGCTGTAAGTAATCGATAAAAACTGCCTTAATACCGTACTTCTGCTTCATAATGGTAGCTTTTGCTCGTAGTTGTGAGATAGTAATACCGCCACTATCTTCAATATGTAGAGGGGATAGTAATATCTTGTCATCTGATTTCATAAGTATCTTACGCTCATCATTGTTCAATAAATTTATTCTAAGGCGTTTTAATGGTATTTCGCTCGTAATTGACTCTAACCTTTCAACTAATTGTTCGGAGCTCATTTCGAGGCTAAAAATGGCCGTAGGTATCTTTTGAACGATACATAGGTGATAGATAGTCGATAACATAAAAGCTGTCTTACCCATTCCTGGTCTTGCAGCAACTATGATAAGGTCTGGTTTACACCATCCAGCTAATGTGCTATTTATTTCTTCAAAACCAGTGTTAAATCCTAATAATTCACCACTTTGTGCCTTATCTCTGGCATAATTAAGTGATAAAATCACATCGTCAAGTGTTTTTTCATGGATATTTCCAAACTCTTGTAAAGCTATAAGTTTACTATTTACTGTAGATAGTAAATCTAAAGAATGACTATCGTTATCTAAGCACTCAATCTCGGTTTGCTTTAGTAGCATGTATGCTTGACGTTTCTTATAAAGCTCAATAATTATCTCAATGTGCGTATTAATATGGTTTGAAGATACTACGCCATCAGTAAGCTTAGAAAGATAGTAAGCACCACCAGCGTTTTTTATGTCAATATCAGATTGTAATTTCTGTGCGACAGTACTAATATCTATTGATACGCCTTGATTATACATATTTTTTATAGCCTCGAATACTTTTTGATGTGTAAGGTCATAGAAAACTTCTGCTTTTAAATGTCCTATAACCAATGGCAATACTCTTTTGTCAATCAAAATAGCTCCTAATATGTGCTTTTCTATTTCTTTATTTTGTGGTAGTAATACTGCTTCCATTATTTAAGGCTAATTTTAGTGGTTTGTGTAGGTGTATTGGTAGTAAAAGTACTACTGTTTCGTTTCCAAGTTCTTACTGCAGCTTTCCAATCTTTCATTGGATTCTTACCTATTAACCATCCTCTTGCTTCATAATGGTCAACAAAATGATTACCATCTAAAACAAATCCTAATTCTTTAGCATATTCAGTAACTTGTTCTGGTTTTGGCCTAATAAATGTATTCTTATTGTTAGTATTATTGTTAGGTAAAGTTTTTTTACCAGTTTCAGTAAAGTTTTTTGACTGTTCAAGTAAACTTTCTTTACCATCGGTAAAATTTTTGTAGTTGTTAATATGCTCTTGAAATAAAGCAGTAACTCTTAGGTGTTTAGTACTTACGTTTCTCGTTAGTAATCCTAAATCAATTAGCTTGTTTATGATGTTTAAAATAGACTGCTTTGACAAATCAAGGTCTTTTGCCATCGTTTCTCTGCTCATATAGCACCAGTTGCTCTCATTATTCTGCATACGCATAATCGTATCTAATACGCAGTATTCGTTACAAGACAGCTGAAAGTGCTTCCTAACTGGGTGTATTATTGTTGTGTAAAATTGGCTCATTATTTGTTTTTAGCTATTTCAATTAATTTTTTAAGACAAGCAAGTTCTGCTGCTTCGTAGAAAGTAAAATCATCATCAGGACTTGACCTTGTAATTATTTTTTCATTTTCTATATCATTTATATTATATGTATAACTGAAATTATAAAAGAAACAATCAACCACACCCATTAATCCATACTTCTCTCTAAAAAACTTAAAAGCTTGTTGGTATAAAGGAGCAAGTATATCTCCTCGTAAAACATTATAATTATATCTTGCAAATTCTGCAGGTTTTACCCATTCTTTATCTTCACAATCATAATAAAAAATACAAATTTCATTAAACCCTAATTTTTTAAGTTCTAATGCTTGTTCGTAAGGGATAAATTCTTTTTTCATAAATATTATTTTTTTATACGAAACACTACAATCCTACCATTAAATTCAAATCGCTTTTTTGCGATAGGATTGAGTGCATCTCTTATTGACTTGGCGTTGATATTAGTTTTTCTATTAGCAGCAGCTATAGATTTAAAAACTTCCTCTTCTTTATTATCAACATAAACCATCTTAATTTGTATATTGTTATCTAATCCTCTTGGTGTTAACTCTAAAGACATTAATAAATCGTTTTGTTTCGTAAAAGATATTAGCAGTTAAGTAGATACTTATAGCTAAGGGAACTGAAATTAAGGTAAAAAATGTTAGTTCGTAGATAAATAATAAAGTATTTTTCATGTTATTTTCCTTTAGGGGTTATTGGCTTATCAGCTTTTTTAGCTTTGCTTTCTAACCAGTTATAAAATTCAGTAGCTTGTGCAAACGTAAAAGTTCTACTGGTTTGTGCAGTAATCCATAATGCGAACTGCTCATTGGTCATTGTTGGTATGCTCATATTATTTTTTTAATGATATTTTAAATGTTGTTGTACTGTACTTTGGAGCTGGGTATATCATCTCTCCAGTTTCTGGGTCAACTAATGGTTCTTTGATGGTTTTTAGTAAAGACTCTCTTTCTTTTAACTTATACTTGATTGACTCAACTTCTTGGTTAAGTTTTTGCCAAGTATAGTCTCCATCGTAGGCATATTTAACACCAGACTCAAACTTAGCTACTTCTGCTCCTAAGACCTCTGCTTTTCCTTGTGGATGTCTATCAAGCAAGTTAATCACATCCTCCTTTAAATCGGCTCTAATGCCGTCTAAAAGCTGTATTAACGCCTCAGCCTTAACAAGCATCTCAAGAGGGTTTTCGCCAGTCTCTCTAAAATGGTGTACAATAGTTTGTTTGAGTAACTCAATACTAAACTTTGTTGGTTCGATAGAACTAAGTTCTACTTTAGGTAATAATTCTAAGCTCATGTTATTTTTGATTTAAGTTTTCTTTTTTAGCTTTAAGTACTGACATTAAAGTTTGGTCAGCATCAAAGGTTTGTTTATGAGAGAAATAGATGTCAGTTAATTGTTTCACTTTAGTGCACTTGGCAATCTCCATCATTAGTGCTTCACGATTTGGTTCTTCATCTATAATCTCAGCTACTACTTCTTGTACTGGCTTAGATTTTTTAGGCTCTTCATGTACAAAGTCCATCTCCTCAGCTGGTGTAGCTTCAAATCCAGCAGCCTTCATTAACCAAGCAAGTAAGTTACGATACGCCTTACCTATTGCTCTTGTTTGTGCCATTGATAAGATAGCATACTCGTCAAAATATTTTTTAGTTGGTTCGGCATTAGTACATAGTGCAACACCTACAGCAACTACATTACCGCTACTAATATTTCTAATTTCGCAAGTAGCAGTATATTTAATTACTTTCTCATTTGATAAATCTTTGGTTTCTGTAATAATTGGCATTAATCCTAATGCAGCTCCAGCGAACTGCCATCCTTCTACGTTTACAAAGTCCTTTCCCTTAATATTGGTTGAAAGTTTTTTGTCCTTAATAAGCTTAGCAAGTTCATTGCTTAGTGATAACATCGAGTCTTTGTTTACGATGTCATAAGTTGGTTTAGTTAATTGATTGTCCATTGTTTATTCTTTTTGTTGTGTTTAAATTGTTTGGGAAATATTGTACATGGTTTATAGGATTCTCATCCCAGTAACTAACCAATAACTTCATCAAATTATATGATGCTTGGTTATAGTTAATCTCATGTAATACTTTAGCTACGAATAGCTTTTTGTCTTGCTCTGATAGTTGGTGAAATGTAGATAACATAGTTTTTGATTTTATTGTAATGCGTAAATTTGGTAAGGTTCAAATAAAGAGTCCATTACTTTCTCGTACTTCTCCATGTAGAATGGTATTACTTCAATGTCATTAACAAAAGTGTTAAGACCATGTAGTATTGTAGTTCTATCTCTTTTAAAATGCGGAGCTATCTGAGAAGCTTTTTGCTTATATGCTGTATGTAGAATATAATACGCCATATTTCTGGCTAATACTAACTCTCTGTATCTATCTTTACTTATAAGTTTTTTTATTGACACTTCGTTGGTCTCTGCAACTTTATCAATTACCAACTTAAATAAAGATTTTTCTATTTCTATTGCTTTGTTAGTCATCAAGTGCTCTCTCGATGGTCTATTCCTCACTGTAGTCATTGATTTGGTTTTTTAGTGCTTGTAATTTTTTAGCATAAAATGCTTTGATTATCTCTTCGGTTTCGTAGTCATGTTTCTCAAGCCTTGTCTTTAACAAGTAAGGCGTAAGTCCAGTAATTGCACAAATCTTTTTAATATCTCCATGTCTGATTAGTGCTCTGTAATCTTTAACTTCTATCATTTTCTTCTTCGTTGTTTTGGTTAATTAAATTTTCTCCAGCTTCTGTTAATGGTCTACAGAATAAAGTAAATGACTTGTCCTCCATAGTAAATGTTACTTTAGCCTCTGCTGTGTTTGATAATACGAGTCTAATTGCTGGTTCTTGTCCATCTACTTTTTCTTTAGTAGCTGCAAAAACAGTAGGCTCATCATCGTTAAACTTAAAGCACCACTCACATGGGAAAATAGGGGTAAGTTGCTTCTCTTCTAATTGTAATTCTTGGTTTTCCATATTAATTGTAATTGTTTAATGAAATATTTAATCTTTTGTGTTCTGACATAATTTTAGCCTTAAACACTGATAGGTAAACTAAGGCCTCTTCTATAGGCTCTTTATCGCCCATATCTTCTTTTATCTTCTCGATAAGTTTTTGAGCTGCTATTTTATTTTCATTGTCAGTACAGAAATAAACATAGGACTCTTCAATAGTGTCTATTGAGTGTAGCATTTCGCCAAGTAATTTTAAGGCGTGTCTTTTTTCATACTCATTCATTTCATGAGCTTCGGTGTCAATTTTCATGTTATTTAGTTTTGGTAAAAAATTTTAGGTGTCTGTCAATTCCTTGAACAGCGGCATCAAGTGAGGCGTAATATGAGCTCCTCCAGTAAAACCATTTACCATTCAGTATTTGGTTATCCCACTTTATAAGCATTCCCTTATAAGTGTACTGTTTTGAGATTCTGCCGTTGCTGTTAACATAGGTATATTCTTCTTTTATACCTTTTTTCTTTTGTTCAAGAGATAGTTTCATTTGTTTGATTTAATGGGATTGTAACCGTCATTAAGACTTTCTCTTCATTTTTAGGTGTAGTTCTCAAACAATCTTGATAAATCGAATACGCCTTATCGTAATCTTTGGACATACTCCCAGGAACGAACATTCCGTCTAATCTGGTAAAGTAAAAAATTTCGTTTAGTAAAAAGTCGTGCTCTTCGATAAATGTGTAGGTTTTCATGTTAAAGGTTTTTTGTATTTAATTTAGATAATCTGGTAAAGTAGGTTTTTTTATCTCCGATAACTGTCTTAGACATACCACGCTCGTATTCAACTGGTAGGATGCAGTTTTTTGTCTCGTAGTTGTAGTAGGCTTGTTCGCCTTTTTCAATGATTGTGCCAGTGATAGCACATCTCATTCGATGGGTAAGTGTAATTAATTCGTGCATGTTTTTAGTTTTGGTTTAGTAAAATTAAAGGTTTTTTATTATATTTTAATATTTTTTAGTTAATAATTTGTTAAAGAGTTGCAAAAGTTTTTGTCTTGGTTTTTGTCTGGACAATTAATCGGACATAGCAGATTTTTGCCTATGGCAGATTTTTAGGTATGCCAGATTTTTGGGCACACCAGATTTTTGGGAGTGTGTCCGTATGTTGCCGTAATGTGTATTTTAGTGCACATTTAGGGCAATATTGTGCCGATTTATGGCACATAATACCTTAACATGCAATTTAACGCACTTTACAGCCTCATTTTTGGCTTTTATTTATTGTTTAAGGTGAATACCTCAAACGCATTTTGTTTGTCTTATTTCGGCTTATTTCGCTAAATACTCAGTAAATAATAATTTGCTCATAATTGCAATTCTTATTTTTGAGTCAGTAGCCTTTGCGATGTTCTCGTAATCTTCTGCACTCAATTCGCCTTTATATAGGCTAAAAATGGTACTTAGTAGGCTTTTTCTTGACATTCTCGGCAATCTCTTGCGAGTTGTGTCGATTTGCTTTTGTGTCATTGTTTGCTTTTGGTTTATACGGACAAGTGGGGGAACTTGTTCCGTTTCGCTGGATTTAACAGCTCATCAGTAAACCCTTTTAATTTTGTATCGTTATCCAATCGCCTTCCCATTTATGGCCGTTTAAATACCAATCTCCCTTTTTTTGGTTTATTCTTACACCTGGTAAAGCGTTTAAACGTTCTTTTGTTGTCTTGCTTTTCCAATCTGCATTTGTTATTTGAATAGTTTTGCTTCCAATTCTTTTTTGTGCTATTAGGTTGTCAAATAGATACAATTCGGTGCGAGGGTCTCCATAATTAGCGTTAACTATTACTTGAGTATTATCAATTTTGATTTGGTCATCATTCAAAAAAGCGTTGATTGTGTTTTGTGTTATTTTTCTCATTGTGTTTTATTTTAGGTATTATTTAATGATTAAATTGGTAATGTGTTCGTATTTATTATAAAGCAAGTTAATTGCCTCCGCTTCGTCTACTGCTCTTATTTTTGTAATAATTGGGTAAACTTTTCCAATTGCTCCCAATTGTCTGCCATTAAAAGATAAAAAAAAGTCTTTTGTATTATCATCCATTAATTCATTGATTGACTCAATTAAAGCCTCTTTTGAATTAGAAGTAAAAACAATGCCGCCGCCGTAATGCTTAGCGGTGTATCTTTTGCCGCCTATTTTACGTGCCTTATTTACCGCTATCTCGTACTCGTAATGAGTAGGGAAATGAAAAGGGCTGCAAGTCTTAGACAACATTCTTGCCTCTTCTTTGTCTTTGTCTGTTATGAAGTTAAGAAAATGGACAACATAACGAGAGTTTCCGCAATTGTCGCAACCAACTCGTAAAAGTTCAATGTCTGTTTGTGTTTGTGTGTTTGTCATTGTGTAGATTTTTAAAGTTTTATTTGTTTTTGTTGTCGAATGATTCAAGAATAGTTTTAATAAATGCCCATACTAAAACAGTACTAATACTGATTAAGATAGCTTCACCGAGTGTAATAAATTGTCCCATGATTATTTAGATTTAAAGGTTAATTGTTCTTTGATTAATAACATAACAGCCGTTAAAAAGCTGATAAATAAAAGACCTTGAGCGATTGCAAGGATTGTAGATAATGTGTTCATGATAAATAGATTTTGATTTGTTTGTCATTATTGACATAGTAAAGATAATACCTAAATATTAAATAACCTAAAAAAATATTAAAATATTTAAAAAATATTTTGGCCAATATACTTTACCATCAGTAAAGAAACTTTACTAACTATTAAATGGTGGTATATATTTTATAATGTATATTATATAATATACTATATAATATATAATATAATATATAAGTATATTAATACAATATATAAGTATATTAATAGATTATATAAGTATATTAAGATATTATATTAGGATGCTTTACCAATGGTATTGAATTTAGGTTAGTCATAGTTAATTAACCTCGGTTAGTTATAGTAATATTGGTAGAGGTCTTATGTTCCGTAAATGGATGCGGTTTAAATTGTATTACTGAATAGCTTATAAATAACGTACGCAAATGAGTCTTATTTAACATAATGGTAATTATAAGACAAAATGATTATTGATTTTTAGGCACTTATATATTATGATTTATTATAAGGTACCCCCTACACTCTTTTTTAGCGTAAAAGTTCCCATACAGCCCTTGTGCCCCCCATATTTTTGATATAAAACATTGTTTTCACAAATTTTAATATTTGGTATAATAGTTGTAGCTTTGACTTTATGAAAGATACTTATGGGAAAAGGACTTATAGTTGCAAGTGTGGCAGATTGACTGAAGATTATGTTTGGGAATCTGAGTTGCCAAAACACGAAGTAAAATGCTTCCAATGTGGGAAGTCATTAGGTCATGATAGCTTGTTAAAGAAGGAGGCTGCACAGTCAGCTGCAATACGAACACCAACCAAAAACAGATAATATGAAATTTAGAAAAAAACCAGTTGAGATTGAAGCAATGCAGATTAATGTTCAAAATGAGTATGAGGTAATTAAATGGTCAAATGGTAATGTTTATGTTTCACCAATTTTAGAGCCAGGAGATGACAACCCATCTGGAGTTTATTGGCAAATAAATACTCTTGAAGGCATTATGATTGCTAATCCAAACGATTGGATTATAAAAGGAGTTAAAGGCGAATTTTATCCTTGTAAGCCAGATATTTTTGAAATGACTTACGAACCAGTAAATGACTAATTATGAACCAACAGTTTAAGGATTTAACTAAGGAAGCGTTTATTATAGCTTATAGGGAGAATTTTGGGAATATTACCATTAGCTGTCAAGCTTGTGGGATTAGTAGGACTATGTACCAGAATTGGATGAAGAATGACCCAGACTTTAGAAAGGCATTAGCTGAGATAGAACCAGAGGAGATTATGCTGGATTGGGGTGAGCATAAGCTGATGGAGAGGATTACTAAGGGTGATACTTTGGCTACGATGTTCTTGCTTAAGACTAAAGGTAAAAGAAGGGGCTATATTGAGAAAACAGAGGTTGCTCATGAAGGGGATGTGGTGAAGGCTATTACGGTGAACGTGCTAAAGCCTGGTGCATCTTTGGATGATGTGCCTAAATTAGACGGTGATGAGAATAAAAGCCTACCAGAAAGTTCTCCAGTAGTAAACTTTGACACACAAAGTGATGATACTTACTATGTTCCAGCTACTTCAGCTGTGGTAGATATGCCAGATGAGGAGATTCACGTTGAGGTTCCTAAGTACGACCATGATAAAGGTGAGTTACTTGACATTAACGACCAGGATGAGTACGAAGAGTAGTTGAGCCGTTTATCGCTCACATTCGGCTCATTTATCGGTCATAATTGAGGCTAAAAGCGTATATAATCGTATATCATTTGATTGATAAAGTAACATAGTGAATGTTATATTTTACTTTTCTTGTTACAAAGTAATATATAAACGTAACAATAGTCACAAATATTTTAAAAATTGTGACAAAATCAGTAGTAATACTACGACAATTACTGGAATTGTAAACTTAAAATGGAACTTTATTTCCAATTTGCATGAAATATCAGAAAAATTCATGCAGTTTTTGCTTAAATAGAACTATATTTCTAAAACATGAGTCAAAAAAGTCGATTATTGATGCATATTATCTACAATTTTATACCCTTTTGCGTATAATATTCAACATTTTGCTGATTTTATATCAGATAGGGTATACCTTCCTATAAAACGAAAAAGTCTTAGCTTCGCATTACCAAACCCAATTTTTAATTTTTTCCTAATGACCTATGAACGTAACCACCAACATCGTTTTCGAAATATTGCAAAACAGCCAGAAAAAAATCTCTGTTATGCAAGGAGGAACAAGAAGTGGCAAGACATACAACATATTGACTTGGTTTATCGTCAAACTGTTGCAAGAAAAGGGAAAGACACTGACTATCTGCCGTTCCTCGCTGCCATCTATCAAGGGTTCTGTAATGAGAGACTTCATAGAGATACTTTCAAAGTATGGCTTGTACTCAGAAGAAAAACACAACAAGTCAGAAAACCTATATTTCCTCGGAAGTAATACCGTAGAGTTTGTCTCTACTGACCAGCCACAAAAGATTAGAGGTCGTAAACGTAATTATCTGTTTATAAACGAGGCTAACGAAGTAAACTACGAATCTTGGATGCAGTTGGCTTTACGTACCACAGATAAGATTGTAATCGACTATAACCCTTCAGATTACTATTCTTGGATATACGACAAGGTAATTACCAGAGAGGACACCGATTTTACCATCACTACTTACAAAGACAACCCATTTTTAGAGAAATCACTGGTTGAAGAGATTGAAAGGCTTAAAGATGCGGACCATGAATATTGGAGAGTTTATGGTCTTGGCGAAAGAGCCATCTCTCAAGCGACTATTTATACCCATTGGAAACGCAGACGAACATTCCCAGAAGGAGGGGAGATATTTTATGGACTGGACTTTGGCTACAACAATCAAACCGCACTGGTACGTGTCAAGCACTTCGATAACGAAATGTATGTGGAGCAGCTTATCTACGAGACCAAACTATCAACCTCAGTACTTATCGACAAACTAAAGTCTTTTGGCTTTGACAAGCGTACAGAGATATTTGCCGATGCTGCTGAACCTAAGACTATAGCTGAGGTGAATAAGGCTGGATTTAGCCTTAAACCAGCTGTTAAAGACGTATTTGCTGGAATCAACAAGGTTAAGTCGTTTCCGCTGATAATTAAAAGCGATTCGTTAGATTTGTTAGATGAGGTCAAGAATTATAAATGGAAAACAGATAACGATGGTAACACGTTAGATGAACCAGTTAAATTCAGAGACCACTTAATGGATGCGATGCGATATGCCATATACACAAAATTTGCCAAACCGAAAAGAGGTTGGGTAGTATAGGCTAAAAATTTGTTACTTTTGTAAAAATATCTTATAGCGTGAATTTAACGGACATCATAAAAGGATTAAGTCCTTTTGAAAAAAAAGGAGCAACCAATATTGGTTTCTCATCTAATCCTTTAGCAGATTTCGCTGGTTTAATAGCTGGTAGAGTTTTGTACCCAGATATTAATGAAAAAAAATATGTAAACGACTATTGTAACAATAGTGAGGTATATGCTATCATCAAAAGAATAGCTAAGACCATATCTACTGTTCCATTCTACGAGTACAGTATTAATAGCAAAAAGCATTTAAACCAGTACAAGTCATTAACGACTAATGCTCAAACAACTGCTGATTTAGCTAAGGCTGAGTTAGTAAGAGTAAAAGCATTGAACGAGATTATTGATTCTGAGACAAACAGACTATTACAACAACCTAATGAATATCAATCATTCTCTGAATTAATAGAGAACTTGGTTGGTTACAAATTAATAACTGGTAACTCATACTTATGGGCTAACAGATTAGAATCTGGAAAGATTCAAGAACTTGTCGTACTCCCATCCCAATACGTAGCCATAGTCTCCGATGGCACTATTAATGGGGTTGAAGCATACACATTCACTTTGGTTGGATGGGATAATTTACCAGCAAGTGATGTGATACACATGAAGTACTTTAACCCCTACTTTGACACTAATGGACAACAACTATACGGATTATCACCTTTACAAGCAGCTTACAGAACTGTACAACGTTCTAATGACGCAAAAGATACCTCTGTGGGTATGTTGCAGAACCAAGGACCTAAAGGGATATTGTATGCTGATGAGTCTAATAACTTCGGACAAGAAGAAGCTGGAAAGTTAAAAGAAGATTTCTACAACCAATACGGAACTAAGACACAAGCTGGTATCGTACAGAACGCTGGTAAGATTTTGATTGCTGGTGCTAAGTTAGGATGGGTGAACATGGGATTGTCTCCAGTAGATTTACAGTTGTTAGAATCAGAGAAGATTACACTTAGAGAACTTTGTAACGTTTACGGTGTAAACTCTGCCTTGTTTAACGACCCAGATAACAAGACTTACAACAACATGAAGGAAGCTAAGAAAGAAATGCTTACTCAAGTTGTACTTCCAGAATTAGTGGCTATTCGTGATGCGTTCAATAGATTCTTCAATAAAAACAATAGCAGTTCTTATATCGATTTCGACTTAACAGTATTCCCTGAATTACAAGAGGACATGAAGGAGCTTAGTGCTATCCTATCTCAGTCTTGGTGGATTACTCCAAACGAGAAGAGAGCAGCTATGCGTTATGAAGCTATGGATGATGAGGTGATGAATGAAATCTTTATCCCAGCTGGTTACTTGCCTATCGATGAGTTGACTATGTTACAAGACCCAAGAGATGCAAGACAACAAGGAGATTACAACTTGCCGCCAGTGAAGAACGAAGGTTTTTTTTTGAGCAAGAGTGAGAACTTAGACGAGGTTTATAGCAAATACAAGTCTGTAACCAATATGGGTTACGCTGAATTAGAAGCTTGGTCTAAAACTGAATGTTCAAAGAAAGCATCATTAGACAGAAGTCCTATCGAAAGAAACTTAAGATTGTTATCTAAGAAAAAAGAAGATTGGACAGCTAAAGACGTAGAAGATGCTAATAGAACTATCAGCTTTGTTAGCAGAATGAAAGGAGCTGAACAAGGAGAACCAGCAGCAGAAGGATGTCCTTCAAAAAGAGATATATCACTTAAAAACTGGGCATACGACCCATCAAAATAAAAGCTATGGAATTTAAGTCATTAGAGTTATTAGAAAAGGCAATAGAAGCTTTTTATCAAGAGAAGGCTATCAATAAGAAAAACCCAAAAGGAATCGCTCACGCTAATAGCTTAATTGCAAATGGCGATGTAAGCAACCCATCATCTTGGGAAAATCCATCTGCTGAGTTAGAGAATGCCTACATAGAAGAGAATGGATGGGATGAATATGCAAAATGGTTTTTAGGTGTTGACACATCTATGGACCCAGAAACTAAAGGACATTATGGTTACATATATACTTCTGATTTCAAGACTGTGGATAGACAAGGTTTACGAGCTATCAGACAAAGAGCAGCACAAAACGGTTTAACTTCTGTGTTTGCAGCAGCTGGTAAAATGATAGAAGCTATAGATGGCAAAGAATAATGGCAAAATTACTATATCCATCTCAGCAGTTTGCTTTGCAACAAAGAATTGCAAGGAAGTCAATCAGAGAGTTCCAGCCTAAGATACTAAAGGCTCTACAATCTGATTTCGATAAAACAGCTCAGTTGGTTAGTGCGTACGGAGTTCAGCAAACCGTAAACAATCAAAACGCATTGTTTGACGGTAAACAGATTAATAATATTTTACGAACTTTGTACGAAAGTACTGGTGGATATACAGCCATGACGTACGAAAAGATGTTTGATAATTATAAAAAAGCAGAGTCAGTAGATTTAGACCCAGCTAACATTATGGATGAATGGATTGCTTACATGTTGTCTTATTGGACAACTTATAGCGGACCAAAGATGTTTGGGATTGAAAATACTACCAAGAACGAGATAACAAATATTCTGAATAGTGCCATTAGATATGGACAACAGAATAACTTGAGTCTTAACGAGGTTAATTCACTTGCGATTAAAAACCTTAAGGAAGGTAAGATTAACAACGCAAGAAGTCTACTGATAGCGAGAACGGAATCACACCAAGCATTAAGTGCTGGTATGATGGGTGCAGTTAATTTAGTTAACTTACCTTTGCTAAAGCAGTGGATAGCATCAGATTATCCAGCTAAAGGAGGTAGGTACAGAAACTGGCACAGAGCATTGGATAGACAAACAAATCCAGATACTGGAGGAGTGAGAATACCAGTGAACCAACCGTTCTTAGTGAATACCCCAGAAAATGGAGTAATTCAGATGCAATACGCACATGATGCAAACGGAGGAGCAATGAATAATTGTAACTGCAGATGTTGCACTGTGTTTGTTGTTTAAATAAAAGAATATGAGTAATTTTTATAATAAAAAAGCAGTTAGTGGAGCACCAGTTGATATGGCTGATGACTCAAGAACTATTGTAGTTTACTATTCTGCATTTGGTAATGTAGACAGCGATGGAGATATAATCATGCCAGGTGCGTTTACTAAGTCAATTAAAGAAAATGGTCCAGGTGCTAAGAATAGAATATGGCACTTGTTTAACCATTCTACAGATAAGCCAGTATCTAAACCAAAAGAATTGGTTGAAGATTCATTCGGACTTAAAGCTGTAGTTAAGATGCCTAACACAACTTTGGGTAGAGATACTTATGAGTTGTATAAGGATGGTCACATTACAGAACATAGCATTGGTTTCCAGACTGTAAAGTCTCAAGCTAAAGCAATGGGTAATGAAATATCAGAAATTAAATTGTTTGAAGGCTCTTCAGTTTTATGGGGAGCTAATTCTAATACACCAACAGTAATGGTTAAATCTGAAATTAAAGCCACTGTTATTGACGAGATAGCTAAAACTATCAAGTCTTTAAGAAATGGCTTTTATACAGACGAAACATTCGGTTTGTTAGAGTTAAAACTTAAGCAATTACAGCAATATCTCGCTGAGATGGAAGATGAAGAATCAGTCACTTCAGAACAACAACCGCTGACAGACTTCCCTGGAGAACTCGATAATCCAGAAGATGAAGCAGAAGATGCATTGGAAGAAGAAGAGGACCCGATGATTTCCGTTGAAATTGAGATTAGCAAATATTTACAATCATTTAAAATTTTCAACTAATGGTAGAAGAAATTAAAAGTGCTTTCGAAGGCATTAAAACAGAAGTATCTGGAGCAATCGAAAACGCAAAAGCTGAAAGTGCAACTGCAGTAGAAGGCTTAAAAACTGAATTAGAAGAATTAAAATCTCAAATCTCTGTAGTTAAAGATGCTGCAGACAAATTAGAGGCAAAAAGCAATCGTAAAACAATGAACGACAATCAAGTAAAAGGATTCAATGCTACATTAGCAGAATCAATCGAAAAGAATGCAGACGTTTTAGGTAAAATCGCTGCTGGTGAATTGAAGCATACTTCATTCAAAATGGACACTAAGGCTGTAGGTAACATGACTGAAGCAGTTAACTTAACTGGTGATATTCCTCGTGCTTACGCTAATCAAGTGTACGCTTTACCTTCTCGTAAAATCCACGTTAGAAGTTTGTTACCAGTAGGTACAATTTCTCAAGGTTTATTTACTTTCCCTCTTGAGACTGGTGGCGAAGGTGCTCCAGCTGCTCAAACTCAAGGTAGCACTAAAGCTCAAGTTGATTTTGACATCACTATGACTAACGCTCCAGCACAAGTTATCGCTGGTTATGTTAAGATTTCTCGTCAAATGTTAGATGACGTTCCAGCTATGACTTCTTTCTTACAATCTCGTTTGTTAGAGAAGTATTTAGTTGCTGAAGATGCTCAATTGTTAAGTGGTAACGGTACTGCTCCAAACTTACAAGGTTTAACTGGTGTAGCTTCTGCTTTCTCTGGTGCTGCAACTGTAGATGTAGAGCAATTAGTACAAGCTATCGCACAAGTTGAAGCTTCTAACTACAGTGCTACTGGTATCTTGATTAACCCTACAGATTGGGCTAACATCATCAATACTAAAAATACTAACAGTGCTTACTCTTTACCAGGTTCTACAGTAGTAACTACTGATGGTCAATTATCAATCGCTGGTATTCCAGTGTTCAAGTCTACAGCTATCGCTGCTGACAAGTTCTTGGTTGGTGACTGGGCTATGGGTGCTCAAATCATGCAAAGAGATGGTATCTCAGTTCAGTTCTCTGAATTTGATGGTAACAACTTCGTAGAAAACATGATTACTGTAAGAGTAGAAGCTCGTATCGCATTCCCTATCTACTACGCTGGTGCGTTTGTTTATGGTGATTTTGGTAACCAAGCCTAGGATTTTGGCAACGTGACTTAATAGTCTAAATATAAAGGGGTAGCCTAAAAGCTATCCCTTTTTTATGTCTACTATATTTTAGTTATTTTTGTAAAAATAATGGTATATGCAGATTATAAGGGATGTCACAACCACAGTAGAGCCAGTTTCAGAACCAATAACATTGGCCCAGGCTAAAAACTACCTAAAGGTTGATTTTGACGATGATAACGACTTAATTACTTCTTTAATAGCTTCTGCAAGAGTAAGATTGGAAAAATATGCTGGTGTAGCAATGAGTGCACGAACACTGCAAGTAGTGGCTTATGTAGATGAGTTTATTGAGCTCCCTTATGCACCATTGAATAACATCACTAAGGTAGAATACTGGGATAACGGAACATGGGTAGAAATGTCTGTTGGTGACTATTACATCTTGGGAACTACTTATAAGAAAATCTATATGGTAGCAAATAACCGTATGGAATATAGGTTCACTTACACATGTGGTTACACTACAATACCACAACCAATGATTACAGCCCTATATAAGCTAATTGCAGACCTATACGACTACAGAGAATCATCTGTTGAGGATAGTAAGCCAAACAGTAACGTAACGTCAGCATACGAGCTTATAAAGCCATATAAACGCATAAGCATATTCTTATAATGATAAGTAGACTTAAAAATAGGATTACATTTCAATCTAAAACTGCAGAATCTGATGGTGCTGGTGGTCAAGTCTTAACAGATGTTGACTACTATACTTGTTGGGCTGAGATATTTAGAGAGAATCAAAATAGAACAAATATTGCTGGTAAGGACTCTATATCAGACAATATTGTTTTTAGGATTAGAGATGCACAGAGTATTTCTATATCTAATGACTTGACTATTTCATATAATGGTAATATCTATTTGATTAACAGCATTATAGATGAATTTGATGGTCATGAATATTTAAGAATCACATGTTCTACCTTAAAGAGAGTTGGTACTTGGGATAGTATTACTGCTTTCTGGGAGAATATATCCACAACTTGGGAGAATACCTAATGGCATTTAAGATAGATAGAAAAGATATAGACAGACTTTCTAAGAGATTTAAGGTAGCTCCAGAAGTTATAAAGAAAAGAGTTTCCGATATTATTAGCACTTCTGTTATTAGTATCGAAAACAATGCAAGAGCAAGGGCACCTTTAGGTGAAACTTACGGATTAAAAGGTTCTATTTATAGCACTCCTTATAATTCAAATGTTGGTGCTGAAGTTGGAGCGAGAGTATTTTATGCACCATTTGTCGAGTTTGGAACTGGTCCTGGACCTGGTGATAGTTTCCAAATTCCAGTGTATAGAAATCTAAATATGAATAGTCTTGAGGCATACGCACAGACTTTTAAGCGTAATAACGGAAATGTAGTAAATTTGCCCCATAGACCATTCTTGTTTAATTCGGCTTCAGAAGAACTATATAAAATGGTTAACTCAATTAAAAAAATTAAAATATAATGGCTACTCTTCAAGGTAAAGCGGTTAAGAATACATATAGACAAGTATTGCAGATTGGTGCAAATAACGTAGGTGTAAGTGGTACTTTGCAACCAGTTCAAGACGGTGCTGGTAATAACACAGCGTTATCACTATCTACACTTGCTGCTACAGTTAATGGAGACCTAACAATCACTGGTGATTTAATCATTACTGGTGGAGGTATTCAAATTCAAGACTTAATTGACGATACAGTAGCTACTTTGATACAGAATGGTACTGGTATTACTTGGGCTTACAATGACACAGCGAGAACTTTAACTCCTACTATCACTATCGCAACTGCTGATGGTGGTGTACAAGGAGATTACTTGCAGTTAAACACTAACGCTAACGAAGCGAGTGCTGTAGGTAAGTTAAAATGGAATACCACTGATGGCACTTTGGACATTGGTCTTATGGGTGGTCAAGTGGTATTACAAGTTGGTCAAGAACAAGTAGCAAGAGTATTGAATAATTCTGGCTCTATTTTGACTGAAGCTGGTTACCAAGCAGTTAAAATTAGTTCTGCTCAAGGTCAAAGATTAGCAGTTACTTTAGCACAAGCTAATAACGAAGCTAACTCTACAGATACTTTAGGTTTAGTTACTGAAAATATAGCTAACAACAAAGAAGGTTTCGTAACTACTTCTGGTTTAGTTAGACAAATCGATACTACTGGAGATTTGCAATCTGAGGTATGGGTTGATGGTGATACACTTTACTTGTCTCCTACAGTTCCAGGTGGTGTTACAAAGGTTAAGCCATTAGCTCCTCAACAAACAGTTATTGTAGGTTTTGTAGTTTATGCTCATAAGACTCAAGGTAAGATTTTCGTAAAGGTGGATAATGGTTACGAAATCTCGGAATTACATGACGTAAGAATTACAAGTGTTGCTAATAACAATATCTTAAAGTATAATTCTTCTTTGTCAGTATGGGAGAATGTAGCTGGTACTACAACTAACATTGCTGAAGGAACTAATTTATATTACACACAAGCTCGATTTGATTCAGCTTTCGCTGCTAAGACAACAACAAACTTGGCAGAAGGAACTAATCTTTATTTTACAACTGCAAGAGGTGATGCAAACTTTGCAACTAACTTTGCAACTAAAACAACTACTAACTTGCCAGAAGGTACAAACTTGTATTTTACTAACGCAAGAAGTAGAGGTGCTTTAAGCGTAACTGCTGGTACTGGTATATCTTACAATAGCTCAACTGGTAACTTTGAGTTATCTGCAATACCAAACGCAAGTTTAGCTAACGATGAGGTTACTATCAATGGTTCTGCTGTTGCTTTGGGAGCTTCATTAACGCTTACTACTTCTGACATTGCAGAAGGTACTAACCTTTATTGGACAAACGCAAGATTTGACTCAAGATTTAGTACAAAGACTACAACTGATTTAGCAGAGGGTACAAACCTTTACTATACTCAAGCAAGATTTAATACTGCTTTCTCAGCGAAATCTACAACAGATTTGGCAGAAGGCACTAACTTATATTATACTGATGCTCGTGCAAGAGCGGCTTTCAGCGAGAATGCTGTTGGATTAGACTACTCTGCTGGTAGTGGTGTTCTTAGCCTAACATCTGGTTATGCTATCCCTACTACTGTTAAACTAGGACAATATGATACAGCTTATAACCGTTCTATAGTTTCTGCTGCAGTAACTGGAACTGGTACTAAAACATTAACCTTAACTGAACAAGATGCCAATACAATTACAGCAACTTGGACTGACCAAGGTATAACTACTATCAATGGAACCGCAAATCAAATTGCCGCTAATACTGTTGGAAATACTACAACCGTTGGATTTACAAATGACGTTACTTTCCCAAACAACGTAGTTGTTAGTGGTAATTTAACTATCAATGGTACTGCTACTTACGTAAACACTCAATCAATATCTTCTAAAGACCCATTGTTTGAGGTAGCTAACGATAACAATACAACAGATGCTGTTGATATTGGTTACTATGGTAGATATTACGATTCAGCACAAACTCGTGTTGAGTTTACTGGTTTATTCAGAGATGCTTCTGATGCTGGTAAGTATAAGATATTCAGTGGCTTAGTAGATGAACCTACTAACGTAGTAGATACTACTGGAACTGGATATACTGTTGGCACATTGGTTGCTAACGTAGAAGGTAACTTAGCTGGTACAGCGAATGCTGCTAATGTGTTATCTACTGCAAGAAGCATATCTGCTACTGGTGATGCTGCATGGACTGTAAGCTTCGATGGTAGTGCAAACGCTACTGGTGCTCTAACATTAGCTAATACTGGTGTTACTGCAACAACTTATGGTACTACAACTGCAGTTCCTACAATCGCTATTGATGGTAAAGGTAGAATAACAAGTGCATCAAATACTGCCATTGCATTCCCAGTAACAACTGTAAATAGTTTGTCTGGTAATGTTGTTTTAACAACTACTAACATTGCAGAAGGCACAAATCAATACTTTACTACTGGTCGAGCACAGTCAGCTATCAGTTTAACAACAACTGGTACAAGCGGTGCTGCTACTTATAGCGGTGGTGTATTTAACATACCTACTTACATAGGCGGTTCTGGTACTGCTAATGAAATTGCTTTTTTCTCTACAACTGGAGTTATCAGCTCATTATCAACTGGTACTTATCCTTCATTGACTGAATTAAGTTATGTAAAAGGGGTTACAAGTTCTATACAAACTCAATTTAGTGCTAAAGCTAATGATAACGCTGTAGTTCATTTATCTGGAACAGAGACAATTACTGGCACTAAAACTTTTTCAGAAAATATAACAATTACAAATAGTGCAAGACCATATTTAATAACAAAAACAACTTCAGCAACTGAAGAGGCTGGAATTAAAATACAGCAAACAACAGTATCAGATTGGTATTTAGGTGTTGCTCAAGGTACACCTTCAGTTAATGATTTTGCAATTAGAGATGTAAAAAATAGCAGAATACCATTTTATATATCAGCATCAAATGGTGCTTCTACATTTAGTTCATCTGTAACGGCAAGTAGTTTTGTTCAAGGAGGTTATTTAATAGGTAGTGGAACAAGAGGATTACTTGTTTTAACTTCTGCTGATTGGGGTGCTTCTACTGAAGTATGTTCAAATATTAGCATTTCTGGAGCAACTGGTGGAGATTATTTTGGATTCAAAAATCCAGCTGGTAAAGGATATACTTTTACAGTTAATGGCACTTCTATTGCAAGTATTTCATCTACTGGTGCTGCTACATTTTCAACTAGTGTAACATCTGGTGGATATTTAGCAAATGGTTCTATAACAATTGGTATGCCTATTGATACTGGTGGAACTAAAGCATATTTTGATGCATCTGCAATAAATGGTCCAGCTTTAACATTAAGAGCAGATGGAGTTGGTAGAACTATAAGAATGACAAGTGATGGAACTGGAACTGTAGTTGGTGCAATTGATGCAAATAGTTCTGGATTAAATATTGGAACAAATACATCACATCCAATTATATTTAATCCACAAGCAACTGAAAGATTTAAGATAATGCCTTCTGGTAATACTGGAGTAGGTAAAACTGGCAGTATAACTGGATTAGATGTTTATTTTGCATCAACTGATTGTATTAATGCAAGAACTGGAGCAGCAGCTGGGCCATCTATATCTCTATTTACTGGATGGAATAGTGCTACCGCAACCACTTCTGGTACACTTGCATTTAATGTAGTATCTAATGGAAATGTTTATAATACAAATAATAGTTATGGTTCATTATCAGATATTAAATTAAAGGAAAATATTATTGATGCAACTCCTAAACTTGATGATTTATTAAAAGTAAAAATTAGAAATTATAATTTAAAAGGACAAGAAACAAAACAAATAGGTGTAATTGCTCAAGAATTAGAAGAGGTATTTCCATCTATGGTAGAAGAATCTGAAGATTTTGAAGAGTTAGATGTAACAAATGAAGACGGAACTATAACTAAAGAAAGACAATTAGTTGGAACTACTACAAAATCGGTTAAATACTCGATATTTGTTCCAATACTTATAAAGGCAATACAAGAATTAGAGGCAAGAGTTAAAGAATTAGAAGCTAAATAATTTTACCTAAATTTGTAAAAATAACCAAATATGAAACCACAAGGACAACTAACATTAACAGATGAGCAATTAAATGAAATGGATGCTATTATAGGGGAAATACCAGCAAAGTATGCTATGCCATTGATTGGCTTCTTACAAGCTAACTATAAGGCTCAAAATGGGCAAGAAACGGCTACTAAACAAGAAGAGGTAGAAGGATAATGAAAGACTGCGGATATGCTATACGAAAGGCTTATTTCGACAAGATAAATGCTGCAAACTATGAGTTATCGGTATATGATACCATAGCTCCAGATGGTTCAGAGCCTCCATTCTTGTTGATTAGTAGTCAGACATCAGTAGAGAATAGCGATAAAACAAGCTATAACTTTGATGTTAGCATCCAGTTTGACATTGTTTATAGGACATTTAAGTCTGGAGAGGTAGGTCAGAAGTCTGTAGATGAATGGGCTAATGACTTATTGGAAATCATAGGAGTTGCTCCAGCTGATTATCCGAATGCTTCTCCAGATTTCAAAATAGTCACAAGGAATATGGCATCAAACCAGGCTACTTTTGACTTTGTAGAAGAGGCTTATATTTTTAGAAGAGTTATAATTGTAAACCACTTTGTAACTCAAATAACATAATATGTACTTATATAAGATACTGAACAAGAATACTGGGAAGGCTTATATCGGACAAACAATAAATAAGCCAGAGATAAGGTTTAATTACCATACCTCAAGGCTAAAGAAGGGTACTCACGACAACGAGTACCTTCAACGTTCTTTTAATAAACATGGCATAGATTCCTTTATGTTCTATACCATCTTAAAAACTGATGACTTAGAAAGTCTTAATCTTTACGAAGAGCAGTTTATTAAGATATTAAGAGCTACTGACAGAAACTTTGGATATAACATTAGGCCAGGCGGTTTAAATACTAAACATTCCGAAGAAACTAAAAGAAAAATAGGATTGGCTGGAATAGGCAGAAAGACAACTGAAGCACAAAGAAAAGCCACTTCTGAAAGAAGTAAAGGTAATACTTGGGGTAGATTGACAAAGGGAAAGATTGTAAGTGAAGAGTCTAAAAAGAAAATGTCTTTGGCAAAACAAGGTATAGAAAATAGCCATTTAATGAAGGCTTGTAAGGTTTGGGATAAGAATGGTAACTTTGTCGGAGAATTTAAAAGCAAAAAACTTGCTGCAGATTTTATCGGTATAAGTTATGGAGCTTTAAAAAGTAGGATTAAAAATAAATCAATAAAAGTAATTAGTATTTAATTACATAAACATTAAAAAAAAATAACATATGAGCACAACTGGTGTATTTAACGGGACTTTACTCGTAGTAAAAATAGGTGGAGTAGCAGTAGCTCACTCAACTTCATGTTCATTATCTGTAAGCACAGACTTACCAGAAGCTACTACAAAAGATAGTGGTGGATGGGCACAACAAATTCAAGGCGTACGTTCTTGGTCAGTATCTACAGATGGTTTAGCAGTTATAGAATCTGCAGCAGCTGGAGTTAATGTAGAAGATTTATTCTCTTCTATCAGCTCAAGAACTGATGTTACTTTGACTTTCTCTACTTTCGTTAGTGGTGACAAGATTTGGACTGGAACTGCAGCGGTTGAGTCTTTAGACTTTACTGGTGATATGGAATCTCCAGCTACTTTCTCAGCATCATTTACTGGTACTGGAGCATTAGTGATGACTACCAACGCATAAACTAAAAACCAAAATATATGAGAGGACATTTTAACCTATCACTTTCTGATGGGAAGGTAGTACCGCTACGTTTCTGTACATGGTCATCTAAAAGATTCTGTCAGTTACAAGGCATAGGACCTACTGAAATATCGAGTGCACTAAGCGGAGCAAACGCATTAGATGCTGTTGTGAATCTTATAAGAGCAGCTGCTGAGTACCCTTTCATTAAGGAAGGTAGAACTCCAGACTTTAAAGAGATTGACGTATGTGACTGGATTGATGACATTGGAGGAATCGGTGGGCAACAATTCCAAGATATTATGACAGCTTTATCTGATAGCATGAACAGCGGTTTAGAAGAAACTCCTACTAAGTCAACAGAAGATGGTGAAGTAAAAAAAAATTAGAGTGGATTGACATAGAAAGATATACAATGGGGGAGTGCCAAATACTTCCCCATTTGTTTTGGGATATGACCATGGCTGAATTAGACTTTGTTTGGTACGGCTATAGACATAAAGAGGAGCAAGAATGGATAAGAACAAGATGGCAAACTACTCTACTTATCAATATCCAACTACCTAAAGGCAAGAAGGTAAAACCAACTGAATTATTAGAGTTAGATTGCGATAAGAGAAAGAAGAAGAACGTAAGAATAATGAGTAACGAAGAGTTACAAGAAGTTCTAAAAAAGTATGAAAATATTAAACCAGTATAATAATGGCTAATCAAGAAGGTGTTAAAATTGTCATAACCGCTGAAGATAGGTTTACTGAGAATATAAAGAAGATTGAGGCTGCAACCAAGATATTCGGTGAAACAGCCAGGAATACAGAAAAACACATGGCGGCTCTTGAGAAAGAGATGATACGCCTTGTTGCTAATGGTTTAGACCCAGCAGATAAGAAGATAGTGGAGATGAAGGCTAACTATGATAAGTTAAGCCAATCTTTAAACAACAGTCAAGGTTCCTTAAAAGAGTCAAATAAGCAATGGACAAGCTTAGCCTTAGTTGTACAAGATTTACCGTTTGGATTTAGAGGTATTCAGAACAACTTACCAGCATTGCTTGGTAGTTTTGCTGCTGTTACTGGTCCTATCTACTTAGCATTCTCTGCTTTGGTAGCTATTGTAACTGTTTTTGAGAAAGAGATTGGCAATCTATTTACTACTGTTACAGATGCCGATAGAAAACAAAAGACATTTAATGAGTCTTTAGATACAGCTAAGAAGTCTTATGCGGATGCTAAGCTTCAAGTTATGTTGCTTAATGACCAAGTAAAAGAAGCAGAAGGTAACAAACAGAAAGAAAAGAAAGCTGTAGATGACTACAATGATTCTATTGGTAAGACACTTGGCCACTTAAATACTTTTAAGGAAGTTCAGAACTCATTAATTAATCAAGGAGATAAATATGTAGACTTTATATTCAAGGTGAATATGGCTAATGCTGCGGCTGCTAAAGTAGCTGAGGAGTCTGCTAATATGATGATTGCTGCATTCAAGAAACCAGAAGATTTCGTAGGTAACTGGGATAAGTTTTGGAGTATTCAGTTTAACATGTTTGGAGACTATACTGCAGCGGCTATTGGTACTGCAGAAGAGTTAAGAAAAAGAGGTTTAGCTAATCAAAAAGATGCTATTCAAGCTGCTGGTAAGAATGCTGTTGCTGCTGAAGCTGTATGGAACACTTTGAAAAAGCAAGTAGAAGATGCTAAGAAGGACTTAAAGTTTGGTTCTTTTGCTGACCCTAAAGAAGCTGCTGCTGCTCTTAAACAGCAACAAACAGTTAACGAGAAAGTTATACAAGACCTAATTGATGCTAAGAAGCAAGAGATTAATATGGTTAAAGATGATGCTTTTGCAAAGTTTGAGGTTAGTAAACAATTAGCTGAACTTGAAAAGCGTTTACAATTAGAGAAACTTAAGAATGCTGGTTATACTGCACAACAAACTGCTGCATTAGAAGAGGGTATATATAGAGAATACGCTAATAAGATTGTCTTATTAGACCAGGCTATGCAAGAGCAATTATTAGATAATGCTAAAAAAGTATCTGATAAGAAAAAGAAAGATAAAGAAGAGGAACTTAAACAAGCTGTAGACTTTGCTAAAAGACAAGCTGGTTTAGTTAAGACTCAATCTGATGTAGAGCAAAAGTTATTTAGAACGAACCTTAAGCAAAGACAAGATGCTTTAAAAGCTAATATGGCTAAATTGGCTGTATTAGCAGCTACTGCTATGGACCCTAAAGTAGCTCAAGTATATCTTGATATGTTTGACAAGCTTGATGCTCAATTAAAAGGATTAGGTGATACATGGTCAAATACTGCTGTTAGGATAAACTCTATAATTAGAGATTTCTTAGAAGGTGCTTTTGTATCTCTTGGAGAAACTATTGGTAAGGCATTAGCTGGTGAAAATGTAAATGGTTTTGAGGCATTGGGATTATTATTAGCTGATGCTTTAAGCCAAATTGGTAAAGCATTAATTAGCTATGCTGTACTTACTGCAGCAGCAATGGAATCACTTAAGAACCCATTGTCATGGCCAGTAGCATTAGCAGCTGGTGTTGCCGCTGTAGCAGCTGGTGCTTTGTTAAAATCAAGCTTAAGTAAAGACAAGACTAAGAAGTTTGCAAATGGTGGTATTATCTCTGGACCTACTTATGGTTTAATGGGAGAATATCCTGGTGCAAGTTCTAATCCAGAGGTTGTAGCTCCTTTAGACAAATTAAAAGATATGATTGGTGGCGGTAATGGTGGTACCTTTGTATTAAGAGGACAAGACTTACTTTTGTCAGTAAACAGAGCACAGAAGGCATCAAATATTAAAGGACAAAATATTAGCTTAGCATAATGGCATACGGATTAAGATACACCTTAACTGAGAAAATGAGAGATGGTAACTCGGCTATTGTTAAAATATACGAGGATTCTTTCACTGGAGATTTTACTACCTATAGACTTGCAAATCTAACTTTAAGTCCTAATTCTAACGAAGAGGACCCATTAGGAGGTATTATTTCATCTCAGTTAAACGTTTCTTTCTTATTATCAAGCACTGCTGACTTTAATAACTTCCCAGACCTACTAAACTCTAACGATAGAAAATACTATGTTGAGTTAGTTTATACTTCTGGTATCGGTTCAGAAACTCTTAAATGGAGAGGATTTATATTTAATGACTATATAGAAATCCCTTTTACTACTGGTAACTTAGAAGCAAGATTTGTTTGTGTAGATGCCTTATCATATTTAAAATATTACACATATAGCTCACTAAATGGTAATACAAATGGATTAACTTCTTTACTAAACGTAGTTAATCTTTGCTTAAATACGATTGCTTACCCAACAACTACTTATTTCTATTCTTGTATATCTTATTTTGCTGCTGGTATGTCTGATAGGGGTGTTGCTAACACCAACGAACCATTAGACCAGACTTATCAGTTTAGAAGAGACTTTGTAGGAGTAGATTACTATACTATTTTAGATAACATTGTTAAGTCATTTGGCTCAAGGTTATTCCAATATGAAGGTATCTGGTACATACTTCCTATTAGTGAAATGGCTGGTACAAATCTTTATTGTACTAAGTATCAAGTTGGTTCTTCTCCAAGTCTTATTGGTTATGTATCATTATATACCCCAATAGTAATTTATCCTTATACTGCTGGTCAAGTTCACTTTATCGATAACTCTCAAGTTAAGATTATAAGAAAGGGATATTCAAGAGTAATCGTAAATACAGACTTTCAGTTTGTAGATAACTACATAAATAATGGCGACTTTAAGCAATATACTACAACATCTACAGCCCCTACTGGATTTACATTGACTACTACTGGTGCTGGATTCTTGCAGTTATATGATTTAACAGAAGATAAGTACAACGACATAAGATTACAAGCTGGTACAAGTTCTGCTGGTGGTGGTACTGTTCAGTTTGAAATGAATAGTAGCTTCTTGCCATATATGATAAATCAGCCTGGTTCTGTATCATTTGAATATGATTTATACTATGCTGGTCCATTACCTGGATATGGATTACCAGCAAGATGTAAAATGTACATAATTGTAAATGTTTCTGGTACAGATTATTATTTAAAAAGTGATGACACTTGGACAACTACTGCATCTTATATAGAATTACCAGAACATAATACTGCTGGTATAGGCTCAAGCCCAAGAGGTACTTATTCTAAAAACATACCTTTTGGTATTACAGCGGCTGGTAGCGGAACGTATGTTTATGGACCTACTAAGGTTGGTTTCTTATTAGACTTAAACTATAGTTATTTTAGATTTAGAGACTTCAGATTAAGACAAGGCTCAGATACCTATTCTTCTGTACAAGTAAAGAGAACTTTAGGCTCTAACTTGGCTTTAGAAAAGGTTATTGATGTTCCTTATGGTTCTATATATCCAGATACTACACAGCCAAATACTATTGGTACATTATATAGCAGTAGCGGAAGTAAATTGATTAACTGGTATAGATATGGTATTGCTGGAACTTATGGTAGTTTAAACAGATTGTTATGTAGAATTTACTCTAACATATTCAATAAAAATATGGCTACTTTAGAAGGTGATTTAGGAGAAATAGTAGGACCAAGTGGTGTAGGTGTTTACCTACAAACTAAATATGCTATTAGTGATAGTACTCCTGGTAATCTATCTTATAGCGGAAAGGCTTTTATGGCTAATAGATTAAGCGTAATACCATCTGCTAATCAAGTTCAAAGTGTACAATTATTAGAAATAACTGCTGCGGATAATGCTTCTACAGAGGTAATAACGTATGAATAAAAAATATAAAAATGGCTATCTTAGGTACGAATGTTGTCTTATACTACTTTAATGGTTCAACTAATATACCATTTGGAGCAGCTACAAACTGTTCTTTAGATACTACTACAGATACTACTGGTGTAGCATCTTCTTATTCTGCATGGTTTACTGATATATTACCTAACGTTTCTCAATGGTCAGTGACTTGTGATGGTTTTATAGCTAATGGTGACTACGAGATTAAACTTATGTTAGATGCTCAGTTATTAAGAAATCCTATTACAATTAAATTTAGCATAGGTACTTCACCATCTTATATCGTTACTGGAACTGCTAATATTACATCTATAAATATGACTGGGCCAGTAGAAAGTACAGCAACATATAGAATAACGCTACAAGGAAGCGGAAGATATACAATATCTTAAAAAGAATACTATGGCTATATTAGGAACAAACTTAGTCTTATCATATCGTGAAGCTGGAGGTGTTTACTCCAATTTTGCTGCTTCTACTAACTGTTCTTTTGATGTTTCTGTCAATCAAGTAGAAGTTACTTCTCATACATCAGATTGGTTCAGACAGTTCAAAAATGACATAGCAGAATGGAGTGTTACTTGCGATGGTTTAATTACTATTGGAGATTACGACTACAAGGACATGTTAGATGCTCAATTAAACAGAACTAAAATAACAGTAAGATTTACTATAGGCACTCCATCTGGGAACTACGTTTATGGGTTTGGATATATTACTTCATTAACATTAAATGGCCCAGTAGAAGATGTAGCTACTTATTCTGTTACAATTAGCGGTATTGGTCCATATAGCTTTAATAATCCAAACAATTGTGGTAGATATTTAGTAACTATGACTACTGGAGGAACTATAGAGTATGTAGATTGTAATGATGGTCAACTTTATGCCATAGGATTAAGTGGTCCAGGGTCATTCTATCAATGTGCTACCATTTCTGGTGGATTACCACAGATTACTATAACAAGCGGAACTGGTACTATTTCACCAACTGGACTTTGTGCAAACCAATAACCATGACACATATTAAAGATTATCTACTAATTATTGTATTCTTTTTTGTAGGCGTATTTCTTTATGAGACTTTTCATAAGCAAGATAAAATCGCTGATTTTAGCGATATGCGTAATTATCGTAAAATATTAGAAGTTCACGACACAATTTATAAAACTCGTACAGCAACAGTTTATAAAAAAGGTACAGAAATACCTTATGTGATTGTAGCTACTGATACTGTACAGAATTATGTACATGATACAGTATTTATACTGAATGACTATAGTCTAACTAAGGCATACTCAGACACTATTAAACAAGATTCTAATATCTTTGTCATAGATGACACTATCAGCCAAAACAGTATCAAATCGAGGTCATTTAAGGCTAAGATTAGCGAAAAAACCATTTATGTTAAAGAGTATTATGCTCAAAAAGCCAAATATGGTCTTTATTACGGCATAAGAGGCGATTTTAGCCAATATAATGGATTAGAAGTACTAAGTCCTGGATTGATGCTAAATGCCAAAAATAAGGCTCTAATAGGTCTTAATTTAAATATTAATAAAAACTATAATATAAGCTACTCTGGTAGTGTGTATTTTAAATTAGGTAGAAAATGATTCAATTCTTAAAAAATATGGTTTCTGGTGGCAGTGAAGTAAGCTCAAAAAGAGTGGCTGGATTAGCGGCATTAATAGCTGCTTTAATTGGTAAATATGCTCACCTATTAGACAAAGATGCTTTCGAGGCATTACTTATGTATTCTGCTACTTTATTGTCAGCAAGTGTAGTAACAACAATATTCAACAAAAAATAACCGATAAATGAACCACTTTGACCAATTAGACAATGATTTAACTCCTATCGGTGTAATAACAATGGCAGTTTCTTGGTTAGATATTTTTGGCATAGTTGCCTTAAACCCATTACTACAAACTATAGTTTATTTTATGACTATTTGTTGGTTGGGTATGCAGATGTATGGTTTCATCAGAAAGCAATTAAAAAAAAGAAGCTAATTTTACGCAATGAAATTATCTGTACATTTTTCACTTGCAGAATTTACACGTAGCGAATCAGCTAAAAGACATGGTGTGTCTAACAATCCTACACCAGAACATTTAGAAAATATCAAAGTACTTTGCGAAAAGGTATTAGAGCCAATTAGAGAACATTTCGCTGAGCCATTAAATATCTCTTCTGGATATAGGTCAAAGGCTTTGAACCATTATATTGGTGGTTCATTAAAATCACAACACTGTGAAGGTAAGGCAGCAGATATAGACCAAGACGGTATGGGTGAAGCTACTAACACAGAAATCTTTAACTTTATCAAAGACACGTTAGAGTTTGACCAATTGATTTGGGAGTTTGGTGACCACAATAAACCAGACTGGGTACACGTTTCTTATAACAAAGGGGCGAATAGAAAACAAGTGTTGAGGGCACTTAAGGTGAATGGTAAAACGGTTTACGCACCTTACAAATAGAACTAACCAAAACCACAAATAATGAGCACCACCAAAACCCACAGAAAACGTCTGTTTTTTGACATTGAAACATCCCCTAACATCGGTCTATTCTGGGAAGCTGGATTTAAAAAGAATATTGACTACTCTAACATTATTAAAGAAAGAGCCATAATTTGTATCTGTTACAAATGGGAAGGCGACAAAGAAGTTTTCTCTCTTAATTGGGATTCTAAGCAATGCGATAAAAAGATGCTTGAGAAGTTTATTGAAGTTGCTGACACCGCTACTGAGTTAGTAGGTCACAATGGAGATAAATTTGACTTAGCTTGGATTAGAACACGCTGTCTATTCCACAAGATTCCAATGTTCCCTAAATATACTACCATAGACACCCTAAAAGTAGCAAGGTCTAAGTTTAGATTTAACTCTAACAGACTCAACTACATAGCTGACTTTTTAGGCCTTGGCCAGAAGATAAAAACTGAGTTTAATCTGTGGAAAGACATCCTTTTAAACAAGGATAAAATTGCTATGGAAAAGATGATTAAGTATTGCAAAAAAGACGTATCATTGTTAGAGGATGTATTTAAGGCATTACAGACTCATATAGAGCCTAAAACTCATTATGGGGTAATATTCGGTGAAGATAGGGGGAGCTGTCCAGAATGTGGCTCAGATGAGCTTGTGAGGGTAAAAAAGACAGTAACCGCTACTGGTTTAGTAAGAATACAGTATCGCTGCAATACTTGTGGTAAATATTGTTCTAAAACGGATAAATAACCACTCTTGGGATAGAATCCCTTGACCGACACGAAAGTGTTTCATTAAGTGTGTATCATATTGATAATCAATAAGGTATGCACTTTTTATTTCTAAAATAATTAAAACGTAAATTTGTATGAGTACCGCAGAACAGTTAGAATTGATAGCTAAGTTGATGAAAGAGAAGAGTGCATTAGAAATTAAGCTTGAAATAATAACGAAGCAGTTGCGATTACTCGTAAATAAATGATTTGTTATGCTAATGCACATTATACAGCTTACAGAGGATGACGATGATAGCTATGAATTTCAAGATAATATCGAAGAATCAGATGCCTACATCAATATCCATCAAGTGGCAAGTGTTACTGCAGACGATGAGTCGACAGATAGATGTTTTGTGTATATGGCTAATGAAGATTACTTCTATGTAAACGAATCAGTTGATAGTTTTATTGCACGTTATCAAAGTATTTTGTACGGAACAGTTTTAACAAAATTTTATGATAACTCAAACAAGCAGAATTAAACTTGCTCTCTCATAGGTGTGTTTTGGTTTTGGTAAGGCCTCCCTTAAAAAAGGAGGTTTTTTTATGCAAAAAATAGGCCAGGGTAGAAACCCCAGCCGTACCTTATCTATTTATCTACAAAAACACAACATTATTTCTTAATCTGCTGCTTAACAGCAAATGTAACTATAGCTGCTATTGATAACACGTATAAACCTCTTAAGGTAATATGCCATGCTATAGGGTTTAATTCAGCAATTAAAAAAGCGAATGGGATATACATAATAAGCATGATTGCTAACATACCTATTAAAGCTTCTAATATTTGTCTCATGATTTAATATTAAAATGGTAAATCTTGTTTAGGCTTATCTGCTGTAGATGGCTTCCAAGTATCAATCTCTACGTAAAAGTCAGATTCGTTAGCATTATGAGACTTCTTCATTTTGATTAAGATATTTGCCCATCCTTTGTTTTCTTCAGCAAATTCTAATAGTTTCTTAAAGTCATTAGGTCCTAAAGATACCTTTCTAAAGGTTCCGAATGATGTGGTGATAGTGTGACACTTCCCAAGGTAAAGCTCTTTTGATTTAGCCATTGTTTTTAGTTTTGATTATTAAAGACTTTGTTTTCTTTTTTCTATTATTTGTTTTAATTTTTGTACGTATAGACTTGCATCCATAAGTTCATCTTGTAGGTGATTTAACCATTCTAATTCGGTTAAGTCATCTCTATCAAGTGTTGTGTTATACTTGTTAAATCCAGTATTTGCTCTATCCTTATACTTATTAACCACAGCATTTACAACACTATCATAATGTTCATTACTGTCCATCGTTTTTATATTTTTTTACTTGTGCTTTAAGTGCTTCTCTCCACTTTAAATCTACAGTACCATCATCCAAGATGTCTTGAATAAGTTGTATTGTTTCGTTAGATACGAACTCTTTAGCTTTCTTAGAAGCTTTAGGAGCTTTTTCTGCTTTGTTTTCTAATTCTAATTCTTCCATTGTTTTAATTTTTATCTACCCTGGCCACGATATTCTTTTGGCTTAGGTGAGTGTTTATTATAAGATTTTTTTGCCTTACCCATTTTACGCTTTCCGAAACTCTTTTTCTGACTCGTTCCACTTGAAGATTTTACTTTTGCCATCTTTAAATATTTCTAATTTTATTGTTTCGTCTGATGTCTGACTACATAACATTGATAATCCTCCAGCTATACCTAAGTTAGTTAAGAATACCAGCTGGTCTGGACTTATTCTATCGCCTAACTTTTTAATCTCACAAGCTACGAACTGACCATATTTTTTGTCGTAGCCTATAATATCTGGTACTCCTTTCCTTCCTATAAATGTCCTTCCTTTTACAGCAAGGTTGTTATTTCGCCATACTTCTAAACCTTTGCTACTTAGATGGTCAATCATCATTTTGGTTAGCTCAGAAGCTGTTTTGTATGTTGCCATAAATCAAAGTTACTATATATATTTAATATATTTAGTCAAATCTTATGATTTCACTCGTTGGGAACTTGACATACTTGACACCATTCTCCTCTTTTACGTCATTAACCTTGTAGTATCTACGTGCTTTTCTCCTTAGCATTTCAGACCTAATAAAGTAAATCCTATCCCTTAAATCAAAGTTTATAGCGTAAAACTCAATCATCATATTAGCAAGGACACTTGGTTGTCCATCTCGCTCATACTCAATCCAGAAATATCCTTTCTTAAAAGCACCATCAGCATTAATGACATACACCTTAGTGTTTTTAGCGAATAGCTTTATAGCTTGGTAAGTGCCGTCTTGATTACGAGCCTCTTCTATCTCGAACTTACGCCTATTCCTATAACCATTATGCTTACCCATATCATAGGTTATTTGTTTTGGTTAAGTATTT